CCTCTCCAATCGACCAAGCCTCCATGTCGCCTAGTCTCCCAGTGACCTGAATGGCTACCTGCTTATTAGCTGGGTCAGTAACAAGGTGAACAGGTGGATCAAAGATAATGCCCTTCTTTGCGGCGATCTTCTCAAGTGCCTTGTGCAGGATTACGCGCGTGCCATGACAGTCCCAAGTAGATGTCTTGGCCGTCTCGCCAATCTCTTTTAAAACGTCAATGACGGGCTGTGGAATGTCACTCATTACTTAATCCTCCATACTCGCACGTTGCCAAACTCATCGACGGTTCTAGACTTGCCATTCATGCCGAAGCGCCGCAAGGCACGAATCATCTCACCACGAGCGCGCTTGTTATCCCAAGAAGCGCAAAGGCGCTTAGCTGTTTCGTCGGTAAGTAAAACGCTATCGCCTACTTCCATGTTTTTAATAAACTCCCATTTGTAGCCGTGAGGCCCATAGTCGTTAATATCAACGCCCTTATCTATTTTCATAACTAAGCTCCCTTTGCCATTTCTTCATAGGTCACGTCCTCGTAACCCTGTTGCGGTGCTGCACTCTGCGCATACTCTACGCGTGCAAGCTCCTCGCCTGCCGCATACCCTTGCGAAAACGCATCCGACATGCGCGGCCTTAGCTCCATATATCGACCGTGATAGCCGGTCTCAAAGCCGTGCCTAAACTCCCTAGCTAACATGCGCATCGCATGCTCCCAGCTCTTAGTTAAAACCTCTTCGTAATCAATCATTGCGATCTCCCGTCGATCTCATGCATTGGTGATAGCCGTTGTAATAGGCGTCAGTTTTGTACTCCTGCGCAAGGATCTTTTCCTCACAGTCAGTCCAGCCGGCAATAAATGCCTGCTCACACAGCTCAAGGTAATCCTGTAGCCGTGCATCCATCTCAGCCTCGCCGATAGTCTTAGGCCGGTCAGTAATCCAGAACAGCGCGTCCAGCTCTTCTTGGCTTAGTAACTTATCGCTCATAGCGACATCCCCCTCTCGTATTTGTAAGCAGACAGGTCATCAGGCTCGCCCATTTGCGCGCTGTGTTTGTGCGACTCCTCCACGAGATACTTCTCAAGGAACCAGCGACAGCCATCCCAATACAGGTCGCGCGCAGTATTGACCCACGGCCCTGACGCCTGACTATCGACAAACAGATTCATCAGCCACTCGGCCATGTCCCTTCGACACGACTCGTCATTGGCTTTATAGAACACCTCAAAAATAGCGGTAGACATCAGCTCGTCGTAATCATTAAGAAACGCCCACGCAACTAGCTCGCCACGCATTTCGCCAACGATTAGATCAATGTCTGATTGCCAACCCGGAAACCTCTGATTGAGGTCATAGATATCAACGTACATAGCTTTCTCCCGTATGTGCTTAATTGCACAATAGAGATACTACATACATGCACGGCGTGTTGCAACATCTGAAACAGATATCGTTATAGTCACCTTGTTAGGTGTGTCGCCTGACGCGACAGAAGGGTGTTCTACGTGGAACTTAAGGGTACTCTCCGGTGCTGATCATGTGGGCTACTTCTTGTGCCCGGTTGCCTACCTGACTGGCCCAGCGTGAATCCAAAAAGTGTTCTGCTGCGTCTGCGTATGCACCGACAGCCATAGAGGCAAGGGCGTTCTTAAAGTTAGCCAACCGGCTAAGGCCTAAGTTGAAGCACATATTGATCAGGGCGTCTTGTCGCACCTCATCGAGATCAGAAAACCACGAGTACGTCCCTAGCTCATCACGGCACCGGGCAATGTCATTCTCTAACAGGTAATCGATCTCGTCGTCTGATAAGCCAAGACCAGAATCGGCAATGTTTCGCCCTACACCGATAGTTTCGTAACCGGCAGAGCATAGGTATACGTGCTTGCGTACACCCTCGTGGATTCGTAATTGATCAGATAGTTTGCTCATTTGCCACCCGACTTACTTGCACCGAAGTAAAAGCTCACCACAGAAGACACGATGCCCCCGAGATAACCCAACACCAAGTTAACGACATTGAGATCGTTGTCGTCGCTAGGCTGGATAGTAACGAGAAGGACATAGCCGCCAAAAAGCAGTATGGACAAAAGCGCAATAGCTCTTGCCGTCCAATCTTCCGAAAACGATTCCCTCGCATGCTGGGTATCCTTCGTTTCTAACGTGAACACATCAACTTCAAGCTCTTTCATCCTGACTTCAAAGTCAAGTTCGGCCTTCTTGATCTCGGCTAACTGCTCCGGTGTGGCCGTCTGTAAGGCCTTTTCGATCTTCTGTGGCGTAGGCTCACAGCCCAATACTTGTGCCAGCATGCCGGCCGCAGCGCCTCCTACGGGGCCGCCTAAAGCCGCACCGATGGTGGGGGCCAGCTCACCTACCAAACCCTTGATTGCGTCAAACTTCATCCTAAATACTCCAAGCCTTTCAGCAGGCCAACTATGAGAACTGTGTTACCCCAGATCATCCGCTCTAGCTTTTTGAATTGCACGCCACCGTCATCGAGTCGCCGCTCGATTCTGTCGAGCCTATCGTCTATAGATTTACGAAGCACTTCGCACTCCGCTTGGTGTACTTCTATCCGCTTCAGTGCCTCGTGTGCCGTATCCATTACTTATCCGCTAGTGGGTTGTCTAATGCCTTCTGAACGAGCGCCTCTAACCGCTCCTCCAGCTCCTTCATATCTTGATCTTGTGACGCACGTAACTGTTCACGTCGAGTCTCAAACCGCTCATCCGCGGCGTCTATCATCTCTCGCGCGTCTTTTTGCACAGCATCCATAGCATCACGTAACTCTCGTGTATTGCCTCGCACTAGATCCTCAGTGCGGTCTGCCTGCTGTTCAATCCTGATTATATCATCGCGCAAGCCGTTTTTAATGTCCCGACTATACTCCACGGCCTCGGTCACCTTTGTATCCATGACCTCCATCTGCTGCTGATACGCCCCAAGGTCTAACGTCGCAATTTCCTCGACCTTTTGGTACATCAAAAACCCGCCATACAGGGTGCCGCAAAGACTACTCACCACACCAAAGGCCGCGATACGCGCACCCCAAGACATCCGGGATACGTGCCCGGTTACCATCTTGACCTGATCTTCGATGTCTTCGCTCAATTCTCAAACTCCCCCTCGCTATCCGCCATCCTGCGCAGGTTTTCTACCTCACGCCGCAGCTTTAGCACCTCTAGCTGTTTTTTCTCCAGCTCTAGCTTGTACAGGGTGTTGCAGTTAATGCGCTCTTCCGGGCCGTCTAAGGGGATCACAATGCGCGCATAGACACCGATATCTTTCCGCTGAGGGTTGATAGGGTCACGGCCGGAAAAAGGATCTTCAGCATTGTTAATAATTCCCGTAACACCAAACTCTAGGTTCGTACCGCCACCTATCGCGTTAGAGCAGTCAAGGTCGCCAGCCCGGAACTTGTCCGACTGATAGCTAGTAGGCCCGCTAGGTAGCTGTAGGTTTAACGAGTTATTCTGCCCGTAAGCGCTGGCACACAGAAAAGGCAGTAAAAATGCAATTCTCTTCATAGTAGTGGCGGCTTAAATTTAGAGCATATTCGCGAGGCGATTACCGTGCCTTCAAAGTCATCACGCCGCAACTTAGACTGCGAGCAAATATAGTGCGCGCGCCTTGCGTCAGACTCCCTGATATACACGTCGAAAGTAACGTGCGACAGGTACTCCAGCTTTAATATGCGATAACCAGTGACAAATGGCACCGGATTCCACTCGGCATCAAAGACGCCTACCTCATACCACTCGACGTCTTGCCGCTTGTTAAACATCCGCATCTTGGTCTGCATAATGTCGTCAACATAGGACGGCTTCAGACGGGGATACGTAGGCAGCATCTCGTGCGCCTGCGCAGACGTTGCAACAGACGCAAGAATTACCGCTAGTGTTTTGTAAAACATCCTCAGTTGGCGATACATTCTGCCATCACGATCGCACGATACTGACCACCGGGGAACGACCGGCCGTAACCGTATTCCGCTTTGCTCGTAACCTTAAACCACGTAGATCCGGCGGTGTGTAAGTCAAACTCGCTCGTGTACTCGTATTGGATTTTGTCGGTCTCATAGTCAGACATCGCTGTATCTGAAACCTCGCTTACCTCAACATCGGCAGTCCACGTAACAATGTCGTCTAATGTGGGTGACGTACTGAAACTGTTAGGGGCAATAACACGAGCCGTGTATGCCTCTCCCAGTGCTACGTCATACCGTATGATAGGCATCACACCACCATCCGCCGGCAATGTACTGAGAGTGCCGGCAGTAGGGTTTCCGAATACGCCATTGATATCGGTATTAATTTGGCACTTGGACTCGACATTGCCAGTGATGACTGCCTCTTCCCCCATTGCTGGTAGTGCTAAAACCACCAGCGCGCTTAATGCTAATTTGTGCATCGTTACATCCTTACTTGTATTGTGATTCAATCATTTTTTGGTGTAGGAGCTGTTGTGCGAGGCCATTACGCAAGCCTCGCGGGTTGTCAGGTATATCCTTTACCGGCAACGTCACCGACTCAAGGTAAACGCCGCCTTTAATTTCAGTAGCATAGTACGGGTCAAACCGCATCTCGTTAGCCATTGCCGCCACCATGAAGTCCTGCGCCGCGCCGCTTGCAATATTAAGAGCATTCTCGGACGCCGCAAGACCCTGCTCTAGCCGGTCATCGTGCTCTTTTTTTGCTTCCCGCCTGTTCTTATTGTCGCGGTCAAATAAATCTGGGTCCGTTTCTTTTGTGGCGTCTAACACAGCCTGATCATTTAGCGCGTCATAAACATCTATTGTTTCTGGCTCTGGAATTGGCGGCATATACCCCGGACATGAGGGGTCACTCTGAGGATCGAAACAAGGATCGTACTTGTAGGTGTAGACCACATTAGGCTCGGTAACCTGACCTTGGCCCTCAATATCTATAGAGCCATCACCCCATAGCTGTATAGGGATGTCGCCAACCGGTATAAGCTTGTTAATGGTGTTACCGGGAAGGCCTGACCAATCGTCAGTCTCGCGAAACACATAACCGTCAGATTGCGCGTTCTGATTCTGCACGTACACGATCATATCGTCTTCAGGGTCTTTAATGGCCGTGTACTGGTAAACAACACCAGTTACCTGCAATCCCGCCTGATCAGGAAGAATGTTGCTCATAGTCCAATTAAGGCCCGTAAACGCCGCATTGGTTGTTATGCCATAAATGGTCTCAGAGCAGGAGTAAGAGGCCCAGAACGCCAGCAACAGCGCCGGCACCCTTTGCGGTATCGTCATTTGCTTCTCCAGTTTTTTCGCTAACCATAGCGACATCGGCAGTGAGCTGATCTGACTCCCACGCCTCCTTTGCGGCATCACCTATCATCCCGTTATACGGGCAGGGTGTTCCTGCGTTCATCATGGCATCAAAAACCTGATCAGACCCGGCACACATTACACTCACTGCTGCTACCTTCATCCCCATATCGTACAAGGTTTTGGCTCGCTTCAACGTGACGCAATTTTCTTCGGTAATTGTTGTGCCCATTGAGATACCAAGTATCTGTGTATGAACAGCCCCGGCCACACCGACCGTACACAAGTCTGAATTGCCGCCGGATATGATTTGAGGGGAAATAGCCGATGGCGGTGGGGACTCCACCTTGGTCTTCATCGAGCCATTGGTTGTAACCGTACTATTTGTGGTCGATTCGGTTACGATTGGATCTTGTGCGCTTGTGCTGAGGGCTATCAACATCAATAACGGTGTACTCAGCATCAGTAATGATTTCATCAAAATCTCCTATGTACATCCGCGTCAAGGCGTCCCGCTCCCTCATCAACACCTCTATCTCTCGATTTAGGGCATCGATCTTGGCCTCTAGCACACGTTTAGATCCGTCCTTCAACGATCCGCAACTTTTTAAAGTCTGGGTCGTTAAGCTTCCGCATAATCAGCTTTTTCCGGCCCTCGATGTCTGTCCACTCGACATTCTCTTCCTTCATCCACTGAGCTAGTAAGTGCATGGGGATTGACCCGACACACCAAGAGTCAGGCAGCTTGCCGGCGCCCATCGATCGCAGGAACTGAGTGCGCTCTAAATAGGGCGTGTTGTCGTACTGTTTCTCTACAACAAAGGTGCCGTCGTGATTGTTGTGAAATCTTTCTTTAGTCTTCACTTTTTACGACTCTCTTCTTGCGCGGTGCCGCCTTTGCCTTTGGCTTAGCTTTTGGCTTTGCCTTCGCTTTGGGCTTAGGTGCGTCACAAGGCTCTACGCTGTTACCGTACTTTGTAGCCTGATCCGCTGTTAAATCTACCATGTCGCCTCGGACATGCTTTTTGCCGTCAATGAACAGCGTGCTGATAGTTACCTTATGCATATCATTTCCTCAAAAAAGGGGGCCGAAGCCCCCGGAGCCTTAATCAAATTAAGACGTTGAGCAGTCAGCGACCATGCCTGAAGCCTTCTCATTCTTACAAATGAGGGTAAGCTCAGTAGTGACCTGACGTGTAGTCGCGTCACCAGTCTTAGCAAGTGCTACGTTCTTAGTAGGACGTAGAACACCTACCGCCCACATATCATCCTGCATGATGAAGACGTCACGTCCTCGGTTTTCACGCGAAGGAATGAACTCTACTGTACCCCAAGGAGTAACGTAGACATCCATGTGCTTAACAACACGCTCGTCTTCAGCTTTAACAGTTGAACGCTGGTTGTTGTTTCCTTCGAAACCCAGTGCCTTGTTCATCTGGAACGCTGACAAGTAGACAGAGTCAGGGTTGCCGCCTTGCTCCCAGATTGACTGCATGACGTCGTCAAACAGAGTCTGAGTGAAAGTACGCTGAGTACCGTCAGTACGTGCGTTAGAGCCGTCACCGGTTGCATCAGCACCACCAGAACCGAAGCTAGTGTTGGTGATCAACCAAGCTGGCGCACCAGCAAGCTCACGAGCTGTAGTTGCGTTACCAGCTACTGCCGCGTTGTTATCGAAAAGAGCCTTCTCGATATCTAGCTTTTGCTCTTTGGCGATCTTGAGCGTCTGGTAAGCCATTTCAGCAGCACGACCTGCCTTGTTCAAACCCTCGTCTGTATCAGGAATGACAACAGCGTTCTTGAAGATCTGAGTGCGGTTGTTTCTGCGAGCAGTCGCAGTACGTGCCTCACCAGTTGTCTCGTCGCCTTCAATGTGCGCATTAGATGCTGAAGAGCGAAGAGCGTCTGTCTGCCACTCGTGGAGAGTGTTGGTTGCTTTTACCTTGCCACACTTTGTGTAGAAGGGCGTTTCTTCAGGAGACACATCATAAATGATGTCCTCAAGTGACTCACGGATGCCATTGGCGTCGTATGAATCAAAGGTGTTTGACTTCTGTGCCATGATAATTACCTCTCATTAAGGATTAAGCTCATCGCATCTTGGATGCTGCCTGAGCGTTTTAGTTTCGATCTAGCTTGTCTTGCAGAGTCACGGTTTGACGCTGTCTTCTTGGCACCCGGCTTCACAGTACGCTTGGGCTTTGCCTTGGCCTTCTTGATCGCCTGTTCCTTGCCGCCCTGTGCCGCCCTGTATTGGATGGCGTCGTGCAGTACCCGGAGTACACGGTGATCAGTAATGGCCGCAATCTCTTGAGGGTCGAACCCGTAAGTTTGCTGGCTAACCGATAACATACTGTTGCGAAGGTTTTGAGCCTTCTCGGGGTCCGCGAAGTCAGGAATAACCTGCTTAAGCGTATCCATTTCTCTCTGTAAATAAGCGTTCCTAGCCTGCTGCTCCGCTTGGGAGTTACCTGCTAGTGCCTGCTGAACTTCAGCCATTTTCTGCTGATATTCATTAGCCGCCACATCGTATTTGGCCTTTTCTGCTGAGTACCGGAACGGGTCAGTCTCGGCCAGCTCTACGCTTGGCGGTACAGGGGCTGACGGTATTTGCATGTTTTGCACTTGGGCAAAAACAGCTTTCGCTTGCTCGCGCTCATTCAGGAAATCACCGGCAATCTGCTCGAACTGCTTGCGCATCTCGGCAACCTGCTGCATTCCCTGCTGGACATATTGCTGACCACTGTATCCTTGCTTGAGATCCTCTAGGGTGACCCGTTGCTCAATACCATCTACTTTGACAGTAAAGGTTTCGGGTTCCTCAGAATCGGCTTCTTCCTCAGCGTCTTCTTCGTAGTCCTCTTCTACCTCGTCATCCTGTTCTGGCTCATAGTCCTCCTGCCCCTCTTCCTCAGAATCCTCTTCGACCTCAACGGCCTCTTCGGGTTGCTCTTCAGTTTCGGTTTGTACCAGTTGGCCTATAGCCGACTCGATGCTTCCATCGAATGTCACTTCATCAGTCGTTTCCACGGTGCTGATCCTCTCTGTTGCTGTTTGTCGAACATCGCCTCATCCGTAAGGATGACCGCCATACGATCCTCGATCTTCGCTAACGCCCTCACTATGTGATGCGCTTCCTCCCGGTCCTCGTATGAGGAGTGCGGGTTTAGGAAGACGTTGGCCGCGTCCTCCTTAATATCTTCGATTAGCGCATTAAAAGCCTCGTCTTGCTTCAGCCTTTTAACGTGCGCCGCTCGATCCTTTATGTTCAAAACGTGCTACCTACCGCCGCCTGAGCTGGCTGTGCCTCTGGGTATCTGGGCGCGTCCTGTAGCTGTTTAATTCTCTCCACATCTACCGCTGTACCATACTTACCTATGATCTCTGCGGCAGATAGTAAAAGGTCTTGATCCATTTCATCGCGCTTGCGGTCGTCTTCAGCGATAGCCTTCTGCGCTGCAAGCTGTAATTTTAGCTGCTCTGTTTGCATCTTGGCCTGAGCCTTCATTTGCTCTGCCTGCAAGTAGGCCGCATTTGGATCTGCTTGCTGTCCCTGCTGAGCCTGCTGCTGTTGCATCATCATTTGCTGCTCGATCATTGGGTCCATTGGCGCAAAGTAGCGGTCAGCATTCCTGATTCCGTTAATCGCCAAGATGTCAGACAGCGTGTTGCGGATGTTAGTTAACGAGACCATGCCATTACCGGGCCCGTATGTCTGGAATATTTGTATCTGAGTCTGTAGCGCCTGATTAAGCACGGCGATCTTCTGGTCTTCACGACCGGTGCCCAAGCCGACGTTAATAGAGACATCCATGCCGGCATTCCATGACCGGGGATCAACAGGGGTATATGACTGGCCTTGCAGGCGCATCATTTGCTCCTCGTCCACATTCTCAACCATGCACTTGAGCATAAGCTTGAACATCTGCCGCATGCCGCCTTCTGCGAGGTTACGTGCCATGACCTCGGTCTGCGCCGCCTGAGCCTGCACAGTCGCCTGTACGGCCGTTGCAGTTGTAGCCTGAAGGCTGTCAGGGGAAAGGCCTGTAGACGCCTTGGTGACGCCTGTCTTGTCTTCTACCTGTTGATCAAAGTATTGCAGTGCAGAAAGAGTCTGGCCGGCGACAAAAGGAACCGCTTGCGGGTTGATAGCCCCGGCCTGCTTAACCCGAATGACACCGCCAATCTCGTTGTTGAGGATGTCGTCCACATTAACCGCGCCGTCAACAATCTCAATTCGGGGGTTGTTAGTCAGTGCGACGTTATCTAAAACGCCACGTAGCATCGCAGTAGCCGCATCCTGATCATTCAAAATAAGATCGGCAACGGACCGGCCATAAAATGTGTGAGGCTCTGGATCTACTTCAAACACTGCAAAGGGGAGGTGAGAGCAGGGTTCGTAATCTAGTAGCTTGTACTGGTTTCCGCCCATGAGGATCTTGTGCATCTGCGCTACGCCGGTGCCGTTAACGTCGATCTTCATGTACGCCTCAGTCACTGCAACGGGGCGCATAGAGGGGTCCTGTATGTCCTCCTCGGCGTAATCCGTTTCATAGCCACGGCGCTCGTACTCTTCAACCTCAGAGAAAGTGTCTGAGTGCTCTAAACCACTTAAATCTTTAATTTCTTCAAAGTCGTAGCCCATAGCGACCAAGTCACCAACACGCATTTCCGTGCGGTGAGCCACGCAGTAGTAGTCATCGATTGAACGCGAGTTACGATCAATGAAAAACTCTTCTGGAGGAACGCTTTCGATGCACATTTTGCCGCGATCAACCGTGCGCGACAGCTTGAGATCATGGCGTGGAGCTTCGACTTCCATGCCGAATTCGTCAATTTCCACGACCATTTTTGTGGTGTGCTTAACGACTTCAACATCGTCTTCGTTGACGAGCAGAGTGAACTCCATGTCGTTGAGATCTTGGAAATCAAATATTTCTTGCTCTTGGTAAGTGTCGTAGTAAACCTTGACCACCCCGACTTTTTTAACCAGCGCGTCATGTATTGCATCGTTTAGTACCCTGTACCCGTTTAGTTCGTTGAACTGGTAGTGCATGTACTTAGTGGCCTGCTCGGCCATCACCACGTCTTCTGTTCCGCGTGGAACATACTCAACGGGCTTATCGGTATTTAAAAATACACGCATTAAAGAAGGCTTGATTGCGCGGATAGTGTCCCGGACTTTTGTCGCAACGACGCGAGACCGGCCATCCTCTTCGCCGATATCGACCTCGCCGTCAAAGTAGCGCTGGGCCTTGATTCGATCCTCGGCTATCTCGGACTCACAGAAATCAACAGCATCAGTAATAGCCTCACGGACAATTCCTTCGATCTCTAGGTCTGTCATTGGTTTTAGGCTCATCG